CGGGGGCGGTGGTCCACGCGCGCGACGACTGCGCTATCGCGCGCGGCGGCGGCGGCGGCGGCGGCGGGATCGGAGATATAGGCCGTCCGGCCAAGCGTGGCGGAGCGGCCCGGAGCGTTGACGCTCCGCAGATAACCGAGAGACAACATGGGTGCGTTCTCCCCTGTCAGAGAGTGATGCGGGCGCGGCGGAGAACGGGGCGGCGTTGTGACCGCCCCGCCCGGCCGGCTTTCCCGGCCCGGTGCATGGTGTCCTCCGCTCTTGGGGGATTGGTGTTCGGGCGCAGCTTCGTTTTCCCGTTTCCCAGGGTGGCGTCTTGGGGCTTTAGCCCATTGGCAGGGCACTCCTCTTGCTGGTGAATGCGAGGGGAAAGAGGTGGGGGCGGAGTTTGCGCCAGGCGCCGCCCCCGCGCCTGCCTGCGGCCCCTAAGCCGCCAGGAACCGATGAACCTGCGCCACCGCTGCCGCGCCGTCGCCCATCGCGGTGGAAACCCGCGGGAAGGCGCCGGCCCGTGCGTCCCCTGCCACGAACAGGCCGGGGGGCAGCGTGTCGGCCCGGATGTGCCCCGAGTTCTCCAGGGGCAGCAGGGGCGCGAGAAAGCCCGTGCTGGGCCGGCCGCCGGTCATGTTGAGCACAAGGTCGGCGGGCAGGCGCCGGATCGAGTTGTGCGCGGTGTGCCGGATGAAGATGAATTCGGCCTTGCCGCCCCGGCCGCCGATGGCCAGCGGCACCGAGTTGGCAGCCACCCGCACGTTGCGACACTGGCGAAGCTGAGCCACAAGGTAAGCGCTCATCTTGTCGAGCGAGCGCGTCCCGCGATAGACCAGCGTGACGGACTTGGCGCCGCCCTCCCAAGCGGTCAGGGTGGCTTGGCCGGCGCTGTTGGCGCCGCCGATCACCACACAACGCTTGTCCCGGTAATCGTCGGCGCTGAGGGCCGCGGGGCTGATGTGAACTCCGCCCAGATCCTCGCCGGGAATGTCCAGCTTGTGTGCCGTCATGCCGGGCGCCAGGATGGCCGCATGAGCATCGATGCGGGAGCCATCATCAAGCGTTGCCGCCCAGGTGTTGCCTTTGGTCTGCCGCAGGCTGAGGACCCGTCGGCCGACGATGATGGAAGCGCCGAAGCGGGAGGCTTGTTCCGCTGCGTCCTGCGCCAGATCGGCGCCGCGGATGCATGAGGCGCCGAGGCCGGGCAGGTTTGCGAGGCAGGTGGTCCGGGCGATCTGTCCGCCGAGCGTATCGGCTTCGATGAGGGTGCAACGTAGACCCTCGCTTGCAGCGTAGACCGCTGACGATAGGCCGGCCGGTCCGCCGCCGATGATGAGCAAGTCACGAGGCATTGTGGCGTTCTCCCCTGTCAGGAAGAGCGATAGGGTTTGCCCTATCCCAAAGCACCGGGTCTAAGCCGATGCTTGGGGATAGGGGCGGCTTGGTGGTGCCGCCCCTGCCCTTAGCTCAGAACGTTGTGAGTGTCGGAGCAGTCGCCGTTGCGGATACAGGCAACAGCGGCCCGCCCCCATGAGCCTTGCAGTTTCCAGACTGTGCCATCATCGATCATGGCTTGCAGACCTTCGATTATGGCGTCGTCGTCTAGGTCGCCGTTCTCGGCGGCGATGATGAAATCCACGATGTTCATGGCGTAGCCTCTTGCTTGAGTGAGACAACCCGGGCCGTCCCGTCCGGCCCGACCATGTAGACCGCCGACTGACCGGCGGCGGCGCCGGCCGTCAGGGCTGCCACCTCGAACAGTTGCCAGCTTGCCGGGTCATTGGGGATTGCGACGGTGTAGGTTAGGCCGGGCTCTTGAACTTCCTTGCCGGCCTTAGCGTCCCACCAGCCACCGAATGATGGCGTTGCCGTGTAACCCCCGAATAGGCGCAGCATGGCGGCGCGGAATTTCTTGTGTGCGAGATCGGCCGGGACACCATCGTTATCCCGATCGGGCAGAGTGAACTTGGCCTCTCTGAGCATGGCGCGTTCTCCCCTGTCAGGGATCAGTTGCAGTCGTCGAGCCACAGTGAGTTGCTATCGAAGCTGTGCGGCTTGTCCCAATCGGTGCGGCCCGCCGCTTCCCACGCCGCGACCAGTTCATCGGAGAAGGGACGGCGCGGCACATTGGCCGGCCCGTCGTCGTCGGAGTAGACCGGGCAATACGGGCCGCCGATCAGGTCCGGGTCTAGGCCGAGTGCCATCGAACCATCGATGTGGCACGGCAGAACGATCGTGTTGGACTTGCGCATGGCGTGTTCCCCTGTCAGGGTTGTGAGGGCTACTCGGCGGCGGCAGCTAGATAGCCGCGCATCATGCCGGCCACGGCCGGCGCCTGTGCCTCAAGCTGAGTGAGGTAGAACAGGGCGCCCCGCAAATCCCCATCCTCGATAAGATCGGCTGCGGATGCGGCCATGTTCTCCAGGGTATTGATCCGCCGGAGGATGTGGCGCTTATCGTCATTCATGGCGTGTTCCCCTGTCAGGGTTGAGGGTGTGAAGCGGCCTATCAGGTAACGGCCGCATAGACTGCCAGGATGGCCGCGAGTGCGATTATTCCGGCGAGGTCCGACCAGATGCTTGGCTGGATCATGGCGTTGGCCTCTAGCCGACGGCCGGGGCGCCGACGATGTGATCGCCTGCCCAGGCTGTGATGGCGTCATTGAGTGCATAGAGTGCGGCCGAACGCTCGCCGCGGAGCGCAAGGCCGGCTTCCTCGAATTCGGCCACAGCCGCGAGAACAGCGGCGTTGATGGCGTCTTCTAGGGTGTCGTCTTCCGGCATGGTGTGACACTCCATAGTCTGCCTTCTTGCCTAGCCGCCGCCCGCGCCCGTTCCCGGGACACGGACAGCAGCTAGGAGGAAGGCAGACGAACGGCAGGCAGGGCGCAGCCAATCGCGCCCTTGTGGACCGGCATTGTCCGGCCCGCCGCGTCTGCCACCTCTTGACGATGTTCAAGAACCGATCGATCCGCCCCCGCCCCGGTCAGGGCGCCCGTCACCCAGCTATGCCACCGTCGCCCGTAGGGACGGCCCGCAGGAAGCCAGCGAGCGCGAAGGAAGGGACTTCACCTTGCCTAAAGCCGTGGCCAGGACAAGCGCCCCGACCGTGACCAAGACATGGTGCGTCAAGGTTAGGTTTGCATCCGAGAACATATTCCTGTATTCTATCAATCGATTGGCTCCAGTCGGAAGGTAGGACAGCAGGCCCGCCCCCGCCTGCCCAGGGGCAGGGACATGAGGACATGATCCCAGGCCAGGGGGTGGGTCCGCATATCTTCCCGGCATGACCGGGGAGGGCGGCTTCTCTTCCCATGCCTGGGCAAACAGTCCTGTCGCGCCGCAGCGCCTCGTCGTGGGGCATGGCACGGCTCTTGCATACAAGCCGTTGATCCGGCGCAGGAATTCCCTCCTGTCCCAGCGCCCGGCCTGCGCCCAGGCCCAGCGTTTGTGCGGCTGGCGGCAGGAGTATGGTCCTGGGTTTCGGCGAACCCCTGGGGGCCAGCGATGGAGGGGGGTAGGGGGGTGGGGTCCCTCCCAGCCATCCTTTCCCGAAATCCGGGGACTGCAAAGGCGGTCACCTACCCCCACCCCTGGTTACGGGTGGGTCCGTTTTCTCACAACCCGGAACTCAAAAAGGGCCTTGACAGATTAAAGGAAGGGCCTATAAAGGGTCGATCAGCCCGGGGCTGGTACTGGAATTCTTTTAATCTGGAGGCTCAATGCCGTTTGCCTCGACGCCGGCCTCACTGCTCCGACGGCAGCAGGCGGAGGCGGTGGAGTTCCGGGAGTTGTGTGCCCGGCTGGGCTGGGCGGGCCGGGAGGTGTCGCAGCGTCTGGAGGTGACGACGCAGACGGTGGCGCATTGGCGTCAGGGGGTGACGAAGCCGCCGGCCTCGGTGCTGCACTATTTGCGGCTGCTGGTGGAGGTGCGGGACTTTGCCGAGCGGTTGCTGGGTCACACCCGGGAGCCGGTGGCCCGCGGCAAGGCGGGCCGGCCGAGGAAGAAGGAGCAGGCTGATGCCTGAGTTGAGGAAGCTGACCCCGGAGGAGGCTGAGAAGGGCCGTCGCATCCAGGATCTGGCGGGTCGCCTGATCCGCTGGCTGGCTGAGCAGGGTGGTGACACGCCGGAGCGGGAGGCCGAGGTCTTCTCGGCGGTGGCGATGGTGCTGTGCCTGGGGGCTTACATGCGGTGCGACCAGGACCCGGAGCGGGCGGAGCGTCTGCTGCACGACATGGTGCACTACTGGCTCGCGGTGGGAACCGAGAAGGGCGAGAGGTTCGATGCGTGAGGGGGTGGTGCGGTGATCTGGTTCCTGGTGGTGATCCTGGCGTGGGAGAACAGCGAGGGGTTCCAGGCGGTGATTGAGACGATTGGTCCGTTCGCCGAGGAGGTTCACTGCTTGAACGCGAGGAACACGCTGGACGAGCTGTTTCTCAACGAGGCGGTGGAGCTGCGGCTGGAGTGTTACGAGGTGCCGGGCGATGCGGGGAGCTGAGGAGAGCTGGCTCGCCCGTCAGGTCCGGTGGGCGGCGCAGGACTGTCGGATGCGGGAGCTGCTGCACCGGCTGATGCGGTTGCCGGAGCCGGACCGGGACGTTGCCGAGTGGTTTCTGGGTCAGTTGGTGGAGAAGCTGGAGACCAATGCCGACGCGGATCGGGGTGAACATGGCGAGAATAGCGGAGACGGGTCTCTACCCGTGGCGTCTGTACTGCACGCGGACGGGCAAGGATCTGGCGGTGGGGGTGGGGTCGAGCTTCGAGCAGGCGATCCAGCAGGCGAAGGCAGCCAACGCCCGGGTGGGCGTTAGCGACACTGGCCAGGAGAATGGCCCTAATGCAAGACTTGATCCAGTTTCTGCTCCAGGTTCTGGCGGTGACGGTGTTGCTGTCGATCACCGCTCTGGTGGCGGTGGTAGCGGTGATGGCAGTCCGCTCGCTGTTGCGGCGGAGGTGAGTGATGCCCCAGCCGAAGCGGCTGAGTAGGGAGGATGGCCGCCTGGGCCGCCGGCGCCGGCCGCCGAAGGAGGCGGTGAACGGCAACGCGATCGAGCGGACCGACCCGGAGGCCGCGGCGGCGTTCATGGCGCAGCGGGCGGAGCACCCGGAGGTGCCCTTGACCGAGCTGGCGGCCTCTTGCGGGCTGCCCGAGCCGACCGCCCGGGCGCTCGCCGAGCGGATGGAGACGCACTACCAGCCGGTGGTCAGTAAGCTCCGCCGGGTGACGGTGAAGTCGCTGGTCGAGAAGCTGGAGACGCTCCAGGACGCGATCCTCGACAGCTTCACGCTGGAGGACATTCACAAGGCCAGCTTGCGGGACCGGGCGATCACCTTTGGGGTGCTGGTGGACAAGGGGCTGCTGTTGAACGGGCAGCCGACCCAGATCGTCAGTTTCGGGGAGCGGGAGACCTTCTCCGAGCTGGTCCGGCAGGTGCTCAAGGAGGCGAGCAAGCGGGGTATCACGATCGATGCCGATTGGACTGAGGTCCCAACTGTCCGAGCCCTTCCAGGCGCTTCTGTGGAGTGAGGGCGGCTTTCAGTCGCCGCGCTGGCGTGCCTACGAGCGCTGGTCGCTGCCGAATGCCCAGGACGAGCTGGCCTACCGGCGGCTCTACGAGGCAATGGCGCTGCGGTCTTTGGGGCACCCTGGGGCGCAGGAAGCGTATGCGCTGGCCCAGGCCGATCTGGCGCGGTTGCGGGCGTTGCAGAACGTGCCGCCTGGAATGCGGGGGCCGGCGTTCCCGGATGTCGGGGTGGTGGTCCCTGACGAGGATCGGTTGCCTTGCTGGGCCTCGACCCGGGGCCGCCCAAGCTGGCGGGTGAGGCTGTTTATGTGGTTGATCAGGAGAGGGTGGTTGGATGCCACGAAATCCTAAGTGGGAGAGGAAGAATGAGCAATCCCTGGGGACTGAAAGAGGGCGGCGGGGCCTTTTGCTGCGGCCCGAATTCGCCGACGGGCGAGCCGTATGAGAGTTTCGAGGCGGAGTATTCTGATCCGGGAACGGCCTGGAACCTGCTGACCAAGGAGATCACCCGGTACATCGATCAGGTGGCCCGCTCGGTGGAGCCGATCGCCCGGGACGAGGACATGACCCTTTACTGGCGGGTCCGCCCCGAGATCCAGGTCAGCTCGGACCTGACCTCGTTCCGGGCCTACGCCCGGCTGCTGGTGACGACCCGGGCTCCCTAGACCACCTCCCACTCGATCCCGGCCTCCTCGAACATGGCGCGGGCGGCTGAGTGGGAGAGTTCCCAGCGGTCATCGGCCTCGGACCGGGCGGCGCCGGCGGCCGGCGCCACCACGGCGGCGACCCCGGCCTGGACCAGCAGCCCGGCGCAGGTGGCGCAGGGAAAGAAGGTCGAGTAGACGGTACAGCCCTTGAGGCTGACCCCGATCCGCGCCGCGTGCGCCACCGCGTTGGCCTCGGCGTGGATCACCCAGAGGTACTTTTCGGGCCGCCTCCAGCGGGCCTCCACGGCATCGTCGATGCCCCGGGGCGGCCCGTTGTAGCCGGTCGAGCGGATCTCCCGGTCGGGGCCGACGATCACGCACCCGACCTTCGTCGAGGGGTCCTTTGACCACGACCCGACCTCGGCGGCCAGCCGCAGGAAGCGGGCATCCCACTTTGCCGAAGGAACGATGAGCGACATTCTGCGCCTGACCCCCCGTGATCTGAGCGCGATGGGGGATGAGGATTTCCGCGCCACGCTGGAGCAGATCCTGGCGCTCCAGCAGGTGGACCGCCGCGAGAACCAGCTCCTGCTCTACAAGCCGGTCTCGGAGAAATCAAAGCTCGTCCACTCCACCGAGGCCAAGGTCATCGCCGTCGGCGGCGGCAACGGATCGAGCAAGACCGAAACCTGCCTCGTCCATATGATTGCGCTGATGACCGGCGTGCTGCCGCAGAGCGTGCGCGAGCTGCTGCGCCCGAAGTTCCGGGGACCGATCAACTGCCGCGCCGTGATCGAGAGCCTGACCACGACGCTGCACCCGGTCATCCTGCCCAAGCTGGTGTGGAACAAGTGGACCGGGGTGGACCGGCCTGGGGGCGACCGGGGGCATTGGGGCTGGGTCCCCAAGATGTGCCTGATCGACGGGTCCTGGGAACGGAGCTGGTCGGAAAAGACCCGTGTGCTCCGCGTCCTCTGCCGGGACCCAGACAACCTTGATCGGGTGATCGGTGAGAGCACGCTCCAGTTCATGTCGCACGATCAGGACCCCTCTGATTTCGCCTCCGGCGACTTTCACATCGTCCTGCACGACGAGCCCCCGGGGTACGCGATTTGGCGGGAGAACCAAGCCCGTACCATGCGCGTCAACGGGGTCATGATGCTGGCCATGACGTGGCCAGATGATCCGAGCATTCCGGTCGATTGGATCTTCGACGAGGTCTACGAGCGTGCCGTACCCGGCCCCAACAAGCGCCCGGAATACGAGTGGATCAATCTCTACACGACCGATAACCCCCATCTTAACCAGGAGGCGATCCGGGTCCAGATGGCGGCTTGGAGCGAGGAGACAAAGAAGGTCCGTATCTTTGGGCAGCCGATCCGCTTTAGTAACCGTATCCACCCGCTGTTCACCGACACCACTGACGGCTGGTGCTACACTTGTGTCAAGCCAACTTTCATTGAGAACGGCACTTGCAGTTGCCCCAAACTGAGCAGCGAGGTCGGCCAGTTTTGCCACGTCAAGACTTTCCAGGTTCCACCGAATTGGCCCGTCGTATTTGTACTCGACCCCCATCCTCGTAAGCCTCACATGTTCCTGTGGGCGGCGGTTGACCCGGCGGATGATATCTGGGTGGTGGCGGACGGTCAAGCGCTGCTCGACCCGGTGGGGACCCGGGAACTGGTCGAGGAGAAGGAGCGGGAGCTGGGTCTCAACGTCCGGGTGCGCCTGATGGACCCCAACATGGGGGCGACGGTGGCCACGGCGAAGCGGACCAACACGTGGCAGGACGAGTTTGCCGACGCCGGCCTGTACTGCGATCTGGCGGACGACAGCGATGTCGGCCGGGGTCGGGTCAACGAGTACCTGATGCCCGACAGGTTCCGCCTCGCGCCCCGGCTCCACATCCACGAGCGTTGCACCGCCACGATCCACCAGTTGAAGCGCTTCGTCTGGGACGAGTGGAAGGGCAGCGTGGACAAGGACAAGAAGCAGACGGCCAAGGAGAAGAACGACGACTACCCGGCCTGCCTGCGTTACCTGATGAACTACTATCCGACCTACAACACCCTCAAGCACGGCCCGCAGATCATCGGCCGTCGGGGACTGAGGAGTGCCGGACCGTGACTGATAATGTGGTGCATCTGGGAGCCGAGCGGTTCGGCCGGTCGGAGAGAGCCCGGGAGGTCAAGCCGGAGGAGGCGCTGCTCTACGTGCTGCGCGAGATCAGGGAGGGGCGAGCCAAGCCCACCGGCATCTACATTGCCCTGGTCGAGGAGCCGGATGACCACCACCAGGACTTCTCCTGCGCGATTGCCGGCTTGCAGACCCTGGAGGCCGTCGGCCTGCTGACCAAGCACATCTCGATGATGTTGGAGATCAACCGGGAATGATGGGTCCAGAGTTCTTCCGGGTCCTGGGGCTTTACGCCCTGGCCATCTTCTGTCTGGGCGCCGGCATCGGCGCCCTTCTTGTTTGGGTGTTCTGAGATGACCGACCTCTCTGTCGCGGATGATCCCAAGCCCTACCCGCAGACCAAGCGCCGCACCCGCTTCCGCCGGGACAGCCTCAAGCTCGACAAGGCGGCGATCGTCAATCGGGTGATCGACTTCTACGAGCGGGATTTGAGCCTCCGCTCGGGGGCCGAGGAGAAGCGGCTCCAGCGCTACGCCAAGTTCCGGCAGTGGACCGAGGGCAAGGACTGGCCCTGGGAGGGCGCCTCCGACGTGGCGATCCCGGACCTGATGGAGAAGAGCCTGCGGGTCCAGGACACCCTGTTCAACGCCGTGCTGGCGCAGTCGCCGCCGATCTCAGCCAAGGCCAAGGGGCGGTCCTGGCGGTCCAAGGAGAAGACCGTCGATACCCTCATCCACCACCAGCTGTTTGTCGATCTCGACGGCGAGACGATCCTGTCGGACGCCATCGAGGCGTTCGTCAACGACGGGGTGATGACCCTCTACGTGCCCTGGGTCGAGGAGACCCGGGAGGTGGTCGAGACCCGGGTCTTCGACCCGATCCCGCCCGAGCGCGACCCGACCGTGGCCTTCGAGACCCTCCTCAAGGTCCACTTCCCCGACGCGGCGCACGAAGCGCAAGGAGATGGCTGGGACTGGAGTGTCGTCCCCAACGACCCGGAAGGCGAGCGCTTCCAGGTGAAATTCTACACCCGACGCCGCGATGGGGCCGTCGAGATGGTCGTGCGCCGAGAGGTCGAGGTGTTCAACGGTCCGCGGCCCATCCCGCTGGATTGGGAGGACGTGATCACCCCCTCCCGCGTTGGCAACCTCCAGCCGCCGGGTCCCTCGAACCCACAGGGCAGCCCGCACGTCATCGTCCGCTCCTACCCCGTGGTGGACGAGATCAAGCGGCTCGCCAAGGGCGGGTTCTACGACCTCCTGACGGCCGAGGACATCAAGGAGAAGCTGGAGACCGCGGGCGAGGCCCGCGAGGATCGCCGCATGGAGGGCGCCAAGGACACCTTTGGTGGCAGCCAGGAGGATCTCCCCAAGGTGGGATCGCATCGGCGTCTGACCCGGCTGATGTGCTTCGACACCTACGACATCGACGGCGACGGCCTCGACGAGGACGTGGTGTTCTGGGTCCTCAAGGAACCCAAGCTGCTGCTCAAGGCGAAGCTGTTGTCCGAGATGTACCCGGCCAACCCGCCGCGTCGGCCCTTTGCCGAGGCGCAGTTCATGCCGGTCCCGGGGCGGCGCGACGGCATCAGCCTCTTGGAGCAGGTCGAGGGCCTGCACGACTTCATCAAGCAGCTCTTCGACCAGATGGCCGACGCCGGCACCATGTCAATCGCCCCGATCGGTTTCTACCGGGCCTCGGGTGGTCTCAAGCCGGAGACCATCCGGATGTGGCCCGGTGACTTGTACCCACTCGCCGATCCACAGCGCGATGTCAACTTCCCCGCGATCGGAAACCCGCAGGCGCAGGCGGTGGGGCTGAATGTCCTCTCGCTCCTGCAAACCTGGGAAGATCGCCTTGTAATGATTGGGGATCTCCAGCTCGGTCGCGTGCCAGCGGGCCGGAGCAGCGCTCTTCGGACCTCGGGCAATATGGAGATGCTCGCTGGGCAGGGAGAAGCCCGCCCGGAACGCATCCTTCGCCGCTTCTTCAATGGCCTTGCGGAGCTGTGGGCTCAGATCCACGAACTCAATCAAGCCTTCCTCCCTCGCAACAAGCAGGTGCTGATGGCGGGCTATGTGGCGCCCGGGTCGGACCCCTACCTCGACATTGCCGACCGCGAGGCGATCAAGGGGCGGTTCCACTTCACCTTCGGGGCCAACATCCTCAACACCCAGAAGTTGATGCTCCAGCAGAGCCTCCAGGCGGCGATGGCGCTGGCCGTCAACCCGGTGGCCCTCCAGTTGGGCATCACCCGCCCCGACGGTATCCACCGTCTGTACCGGGACATCTGGAAGGCCCTCGGCCTCGACCCCGACGACCACCTCGCCCCGCCGCTGCTCTCGACCGGCGAGCCGCCGATCACGGCGGAGGACGCGATCACCGCTCTCATGCAGGACATGACCCCGCTGGGTCTCCCGGCGGAAGGGGCGGTGCCTCACTTGCAGAAGCTCAAGCAGTTCGAGAACTCGCCCGATTTCGGGTTCCTGTCGGAGACCGGGGTGCAGCTCTACCAGGGCTGGCTCCAGCTCGTCGAGCAGTATCTCATGCTGGAGATGCAGCAGCAGCAGATGCTGGCCGGCGCGGGCGCTTCCGGGAGTATGGGGGGCGAGGAGGAGGGCGGTCGCCCGCCGGGCGAAGGCAACCCGGACGAGGTGAGTGAGGGCGACCCGCCGGTCTCGGGTCCCAACGAGATGCGGGACGAGACCCTGCCCTCCGCCGGTGGTGGGGGGTCCCAGGGTCTTGGGTTCGGTTAGAGAGCGGGCGGCCGGTCTCGAACCGGCGCCACCGGGTTGGAAGCCCGGGGTTCTGCCGACTAAACTACGCCCGCACTTGATGTGCCGGGGGCGGGGGTCGAACCCGCAACCTTCCGGTTAAAAGCCGGCTGCTCTGCCGGTTGAGCTACCCCGGCGGGCTTGGCTGCGGAGGCAGGGCTCGAACCTGCGACCACCTGATTAACAGTCAGGCGCTCTGCCAACTGAGCTACTCCGCAATGTGGTGGTGCCGGGGGAAGGACTTGAACCTCCGACGCGCTGGGCTTCAACCAACCGCTCTACCAACTGAGCTACCCCGGCGAGGGAAAGTGCGGGTGGAGGGACTTGAACCCCCAAGGGCCGAGGCCCGGCCGGGTTTGAGCCGGCCACGTCTACCATTCCGAGCACACCCGCTTGGTCCCCGGGAGCCCGAAGGCCCGACGACAGCGCCGGGGTCGCTGACCGGACCGCCACCTCCGGCAGTTGGGCGGACGGATGGGGAGGGGATCGAACCCCCAAGGCCCTCTCGGGCTCGTCGGTTTTCGGGACCGCTGCCGTCGCCAGCCATCGGCTTGCCCATCCACATTGTTGGCTCGCGGGCGGGGTCATTCCCCCGCGCCCCGATTACAGCAGGCACCTCACGGGAGGGTCCCCGGACTTCGACGGCGGCGGGCGATGGCCGTCACCCGCCTAGTCC